TTCTTGTGTACAAGTGTGTCAATCATTTGTACAACATTTACATGACAATTACTTAATACACCTTTTTCCTGTAATTCTTTTGCACTTATTTGATTTATTACAGGACCAATGCCCGCCAGTATTGCTTGAAACTCGAATTGTTCTTTAGGCACAGTGCCTGTTAATCCCCATCTTAATGGAGCATGGTTTAAATGTTGTGTGAGAAGTTTTTTTAAAACTTCTGCTTTTGCTTGATGTACCTCGTCAATAATAACTGTTTTAACTCCATGTAAGAATTCATCTAGTGTTACTCTTGCATCGCCATCTTTACTTTTCTTATCAAGGATATTTAAACTTTGCCATGTGCAGATTGTGTGTGTTTTGTTTAATTCTTTACGATCACCAAAGTAAACTCCAACGTCGAGACCAACAATTTTATAATCTTCTTCTGTCTGTGTAACAAGACTTTTGTTTGGAACAATTACTAATGTTCTGCCAACTGGTTCACACAATTTAGATAGACACGCAGTGATAATTGTTTTCCCGGCACCTGTAGCAACCTCTTGCAAACTCTGTGGATTTTTTAGAAAATTATTAATAACATCTATTTGATAATCACGTAGTTCAATGTTTTGTCCTTCTGCAACGTGTCCTTTGGGCCATACTTTATCTGCTAGATAATCTTTATCAACAGTTGAAAACTGCAAATCAACTTTTTCTCTTTGATCTTCCACTTCATCTATTTCTACACCGTTTTGATGTAGTAAATTAATTATAGTATCCAGATGATTAACAAATCCGTTTCCTCCTAATCCAAAGAAACCAATTTTCCCGTCCCATCTGCCCAGTTTAAACTGAGGCAAGTATCTCGCATACGGAACTTGAAATTTTAATTTGTTTGCAATTTTTCTACGGATGTCCACAGGAAGATTGTGTATCTTTACATTTACTTCGTCGGCAATAGTTATTTTACACTTCATATTTTTTCAATACTATAAATCATATCGTTCCAGTATCCATCTTCTTTGTCATAATGTATTGTAAGGTCATATTGATGAATCAATTTGTCTATCTTATTATAGTGCCTAACTGATCCAAGACTGATAACACATTCTGGTTCCCAAACTTCTTTCAACAAGTCTTTTGGAATTTTCTTATTATTAATATACACTATTTTTGTGTTAATATCAAGTTTATTATTAAGATTTTGTGACTTTACGTAATCATTAAAATGTCTACCCTCTTTCCTATTTTCTTTTCTAAACATTACCGAAATTTTTTCTATTGGAATAATATTTTTGGTTAAATTATGGAACTGTACCAACTGATCCAACGGTTCCTTATCATCCAAAATTACAAGCAATGGAAACCGTTGCAACTCTAATAAAGTTTCCAATACTTCGTTGATTGGGTGTTGTTTTTTATTAATTTGTATAAATGAGTGATTACGGCTTAATATTTTTTTTGTTAGTGGTTTTAAGTTCTGTGTTGAAGATGTTAAATCCTCTTTATCAAAATGCACTAAACCTATTTGATCCCTCTTGTCATGATACAAAAATAAGTTTTCTAATGTAGGGTCTCCGATTTTATCTACTACAGATTGTGCAATAAATTCAGGCGTATTTTTTATTTGTAATCCATAAATTCCTGGTATATGTTTTTCAGGAGCATTACGATAGCCATCTATCTGATTGTATATGTCTAATAATTCAGACTGGATGTCTTTAATGTGTCCTTTAAACAAGTCAATAGTTTTGTATACTATGGTTTCGTTGTATGGGAAAATGTGTTTGTAATTGTCTGATTTGTAACCTTCTGATGGAAAAAGTATAAATTTTTTTATTTCAGTAATCAGTTTTGAATACTTCATGTTAAAAGGAAATCTAACAACTAAACATTTACCAGTATCTGAAAATGCTTGATAACCGGCACCACTTAAATTATCTTGATAATTTTCTATTGCAATATATTCGCTTCTATCTATTTTTCTTAATGGTCTTCTAATATTATTGATGCTAGACGGCAAGTCTATATTTCTGTCTAAAAAATCTTTTTGATAGCCATTAGTTAATATCTTTTTGACAACTGCGTATTGCCTATCAGACAATGCCTTGGCTCTGAAAGTGGATTGAGCAATACTTAATAAAAGTTTTTTATCTTTTTCTGCGATTTCAATAGCGGGTGTAAACTCTTCTTCTATGAGTAGTCCACACATAAGTTCTAAACAGTCTTCTATATTGATAATACGCATACCAATATTATATGGGATTTTGGTTAAAATGTCAATCGTGAAAAAGGCAATCCTTTGGCGATTTCTTCAGCAGTCCATTCAGTGTATGCATAATCGTTAAGCCATTGCGTTTTGTCAATTATCTGTGGATTTTCGATGGTACTAATTTCCTTATTTGCAACAGGATATGCTAAACTTTCAGGACCTACAAATGCGTGTGTTCCATTGAGTACAGCATGAATTCCTGGATTGCTACTGTAACTTACCACTGCGTGTATATTTTGAAATGCTAGATCAAAATCATCATATGTATTTGGAATTTGCTTTGGATGTTGTAAGACTACATTTTTATATACTGCAAAGACGTCTTGTACTGGACATCTTGGGTGTGGTCTAATTATAATTTTTCTGTCACTGTACTTTCGTATTTCATGGATCATTCTATCCAAATAGATTTGTAAGGTAGGTTGGTTCCTCCACTGATGGCTTTGATCATGCTGACAACAAATTAAGATATCGTCACCTTTTTTATTATCTTTTATCTCTAATCCAAGTTGTTTTGCTCTGTCGTTATTGTTTCCTGATGGTCCAAAATATCCTAATCTATTAATGCCGTTTATACCGACCTTCCAAGTTTTATTTCTTTTGATTCCGCCTACCTCTAAAAATAAAACATTTTTCTTCTGCTGAATACTGGATTCATAAATTTGTCTGTTAGGCTTCATTCTCCCATGCCATAACATACTCCAAAGCACAGGAACGTCACAATCTAATGTGTCATTTACAACTGTGTGTCCTAGTTTTTGTAAACCCTCAGACACAGCGTCAAAAACAGTGACACTGTTTAAAGAACCATGTTTGCGTTGTAATCCAAATTTCATTGTAAATACCTATATTATGACCAAATATTCCGTTGTTACCACATTTAACCAAAATGGATATAATGTGTATGCTAATAAATTTATCAAAAGTTTTAACGACAAGGTGGATAAGCGAATACCTCTTGTTGTGTATGCTGAGGATTGTCAGCCTGTCGGAGACGATAGAACATTAATTTTTGATGCCAAGCAAACTCTTGTAAAGTTAAATGATTTCAAATCTAAATGGAGCAGTGTTCCAAAAGCAAATGGCAAGTGTCCTCCAGAAATAAAAGCAAGAAGACCTAGGGACTGGCACAAAGAATTTAAATGGGACGCAATTAGATTTGCAAATAAAGTTTATGCTATATTTCATGAAGCAAAAAGAACTGACGCAGATGTTTTAATTTGGATGGATGCTGACAGTATAGTTCACAGTCCTGTAACACAAGAAGACTTTGAAAGACTATTACCAACTTCTTTTACTTTACATTATTTAGGTAGAGGAAAAAAATGGCCCGAGTGCGGATTTTATGGATTAAATTTAAAGTCAGCAGAATGTCAAAATTTTTTACAACAATTTGAACGAATGTACGAAGATGCTGACAAAGGAATTTTTACATTGGAAGAATGGCATGATTCTTTTGTGTTTGATGTTGTGTTAAAAAGACATCGACAATCTTTCCCTCAAAGTCCTATAAAAGATTTTAGCGGACACTTAATAAGTGGCGAAGGACATCCTTTAATTAATTGTGAACTTGGTGCTTACTTTGACCATTTAAAAGGTGATAGTAGAAAAGAAAAAGGAAGTAGTTTACCTAAAGATTTAAAAGTTAAGCGGGTTGAGACGTACTGGAAGCAGATTTAGTTGCCCATTTTCTCATATGAAGCCAACATTGTCCATTTTTAACTTCTTCTAAAGTCCAGTGCATTTGTGCTAATCTTTCAACAAATAATTGTCTATCGAAAGATTTATGATCTTCTATTTCATTAAATTGATGATGTGCAACAGTACTTGCTTGAGCTCTAGAGGCATCTGTCAAAAATGTAGGAATGCCTTCAATAACACTTGCACACGTCGGACTACTGTTGTGTCCTACCAACGAATGTGCTGTATGAAAATCTTCTTGCAATGATTTTGTTTGGCTAATAAAAATATCTGAAAACGTAGTTGGATCACCTTTCATCCATTGTGCCAACACGTGTCTGTGTGTTGTAGTATTTTTATCACCGGGATGAAATCTTATTAAAATTGTGCGTTTAGTGTGCATTCTTATCTGTGTTACAGTTTCCTTTATCCATTCCTGTACACCTTTGCCATCCATACTCCAACCACCATCACGCTGACAACAAAGAAGGATATGACCTTCTTTTTGATTTAATCTCCATGGTTTTAATTCTATGTTCAAGTCTTTTGATATCTTTTTCCATCTTTCTGGATCGGGATGGACATTGCAATATTCTGCTGTGCCAGGAAAAATTCCGTCGTAACCGTATCGTAAATAACCTCTTAATTGTGCAGGATCTTTCCACAAAAATAAACTGCTGTCTACAATGATGCATCTTTTTCCTTTGCGTATTTGATTTTCAAATATGTTTTTTCTTAAATTAAGATGCGGAGTATTTTTACTGCTTTTGTGTACGAAGCCTTGTATAACCGCAACATCGGCTTCAATTATTTGTTTAGAACTTGTAACTAATCCTTTGTCACCACAACGATTTACTCCTTCTATAAAATTTCTAATGATCATAGGTTTTTGTGGATTTTTATTTCCAGGTGGAATAACCTTCATGTAAGATATTACTGTAATCATTTTAAATTATACATTTCAATTATTTTTAAAGCAGTACCTTCATTAAGTTCTGGCACTGTGTATTGACAATAAGATAACCATTTTAGCCAATGTCTTACTTGATCTGCGTTTGGTCTGTATGCTTGTTCAATGCGTCCTAAATCTTTTAACGTTACATAATCAGCGGCTGTCGGAGCAGTAGCAAACGCAGGAACTCCATAACATACTGATTCTATTGCGGCAATTGATTGGTAGGTAACAACAGCATACACGTTATCTTTATCTAGTTGAGAAAATAAACTTCCGCCACCAACTCTTTCTCTTCGTAAACCTTTGTCTCTAATAATAATAGGTCTATCTGTGTGTTGTCTTAATTTTGCAGTTGTTTCGTCTATCCATTGTTGTCTTGTAATGCCGTAAAACTTGCAAGGCTTTTCACTTGGAGTTACCAGTAAAATACTTCGTCCTTGTGGCTTCCAACCATTAAAAATTACTTCCGGATGTCTTTGTGATAAACGTCTGTATCTGTCATCAGGTACATCACGTACCTGTGTGTTTTGCACATTATTCTTTACTAGTCTATGATAATGCTTACGTTTGGATAAGTTACCCACATATCCCGTGTCTATGTAGTAAAAAGTTCTTTCGTCTTTCCAACATTTATGAATATATTTGCCTTTAGTCATACCACGCAACACAACAGGATTGTCAACGCTTGTTTGTTGAACTTTGTCCCAGGTGCTGTATTCTGCTTCAGTGCCTTTCATAAAATCTTTTATGATGGCATCTTCGTGGTCCAGTGCGTAGATCATTAATCTTTATTCTTTGCGGCGGCTTTTATTTCTTTATCTGTCCAGTGAGGCTTTCCTGATTTCTCCATTGAACCCAAATTGTAAGCGGCACCGGGTGCAACTTTTTCTATCTTGCCTCCCTTTTCTAAGAACTTTTTCATTTTTTCTTCAAGTTCTTTTTGCTTTTCTTGAGGGGTCTTTTCGATCTCTCCTGAAACATACGCTCTGTTAATTCCCATATGTCTTGGCATTTATTCTCCTTTGTTATTCATCATTTGATTTAAGTAATCTTTCCAAACATCACCGTATTCGCAGTCTCTGTAATTTTTAAACCAAGGACCGCCTTCTGTGTAATGAATTGCTTTAGGTGTTCCATCGGCTGGTTCTTGATACCATCCGACCAACCAATTCCATTCTGGATTCAATGCACCCACTTCTTCATCTTTAAGCCATGCAAATCTATGAAAGTATGCTCCATCATAGTTTGGGTTGTTCACTAAATCTACTGATAATTTTTCGTTTGATGGATGTCCACAGTTGTACAATACCATTGAACTCCAATTTTTACATGGATACAAAGTTTGTTTTTGACCATCCATTTTTATTCCAGGCTTTGGTGTGTAATCATGTTGTACGCACATCACAGCATACTTGTTGTCTGCCTGTGCAAATAATTCTTTTACGTCTTTTAAAAATACAATGTCCGAATCGCAAAACAATGCCCAACCATCATAGTTTGCCAATGCAGGAACTAAAAATCTCGTGAATGTAAATTCTGTTGATGCAAGTTTATCTTCCCCACGCCAATACCATTTGTCTTGACGTAGATTATTTTGATTTAATGGAATAACTTCTGCATCTGTGCTGTGCTTGTATATCGAGTACTCGCACACTTGATAAGCAATATCTTCTCTCGTATCATAACCTACAAATATTTTCATACTATAATTTAACCTCAAATCCGTGTTTGTCTAGGAACTTCTGAACAGTCCATTTAGGATTCCATCCTAGTTTTTTCATTTCGCTTGGGTCTGCTTTTGACGTTTGTCTCTCTAAAATAGATCCAGGTTGCACTGGTAAATTAGGAGCAATTTTTCTTATTTCAACATTTTCTCCTGTGCCGATATCGATTGAACCTACATAATCGCTCTTGATTAATATTTCTATAGCATCACATAAGTCTTCAATGTGTACAAAATCTCTACTGTGTTCAGTTACGTATTCCAACGTGCCCATTAAGAGTTTATCAAAAAACATACCTTGTCTATTTGTTTCGCCATACACAGTGTGGAATCTCATTGCTACCTTATTGTTGTGTGGAATGGCCTCTATAACGTTCTTAGACGCCGCGTAAGGGTTCAACCAAGGCTCATACTGACTGCTTGAACTGGCAAACAAAACACGTGTGTTTGCGTAGTGTTTTAAAATTTTATGCGTGGCAATGACGTTGTTATCCCAATAGTGTTTTGGATTTTCCATAGATTTTCTCACTCCACCTACACCGGCTAAATGAATTACTAAATCTACTTCTGGTAATTTGGCATTTAAAATATTGCCATTATCTTTGATATCAAGACCAATTACTGTGTGGTTATTTAAAAGTCGTTTGTGTAGATACTGTCCTATAAAACCTTTATGTCCTGTTAGCAAAATATTCATTGCTTCATTATAACTTACACTTTGACTTTTGTCAATAAAATTAGGATTTGGTTCCAACTGTTCTACGTTCAATATCATCGTGGTTGAACTCTGCCCAATACAATTCAAAAGCAATGCCGTCTTCAACTCCTTCGAATTGATGAAACTTGCCTGGCTTAACAGTGGTGTAATCGCCTGCGTTTAATACTGTTTCATCAACAAGACCACTTTGTTCTGCGTCTTGCCATACCCGTACTATCATTTTTCCAGACTCTACAAAAAATCCGTTCCATTTATATTTGTGCTGATGTTCTGAACATTTGTATCCTGCTTTGAACTCAATACGATGAAATTCTAACACTCCATTTGCATGAATTAATTCTGTTTTGCCCCAAATTTTTCCTGCTTTCATTATTTGCTCCTTGCACAAAAGTAAAATTGTTTTGTGTCAAATTCACTTTCAATGTTGTCTGGATAAACTCTATCTATGGATTCTATAATAAAATGTTTTTCTAAAGACTTAATCATGTTAGTAACTGTTCTGTATTTTGAACTGTAATTTGACTTTAATTTATCTGAGTATACATTTACATATTCGTCTTCGCTTTTTAGTGTACAAGGTGATCTTAAAAATAATTTTTTTGTGTTCAATGATCCATAAATTTTTTCAACAACTTCATCTTCAAAAATAAAAGGCAACATACCTGCACAAATTATATTGTCTACTTTAGGTAAAGTGGTTAAATCATCTTCATAAACATTAAAATCACGTGCTTGAATCTTGCTGTGTAAATTTTTTATTAAATGTGTTGCAAAATCGTATCCGTGGTATTGATTGAAGTCTGTAAGTTCGACCAAACAGTTTAATAATGCTCCGTCACCACAGCCTAAATCAAGTAATGAATCTCCTGAAAGTCTAGGAACAAGGTACTGTAATTCATGTAAACGTCTTTGTTTTATAGTGCCATACTCTGGATAATGTGTTTGTGTTGTCCAGAATTCTTTAGCAACACTCTTACTCATACGAAACGTCCTTGTGTTTGTATGCTCTATCTCTGTGGAATTCTTTGTAAACTTCGTAGCCTAAGTCTGTCATAAGGGTAGCAATTTTATCATCAGTCCACCCGTATTTTGCACCAGATTGATTCCATTCAACAACTATAAGAGGTTTTGCTCTTTTTATCATTTCCGTTGCACCAACGATTGTTTCCCACTCAGAGCCTTCTATATCTAAATGAATACAATCAGGATTAACTCCTAATGAATCTAATTTAATTTTAGGTATATCACCGTTTGGCTCTATGTAGTTTGCTCCTAAATTTTTACGTCCTTTAAAATCAGGTGCAACCATTTTTACAGGGTCGTTGTCGTTGCCTAATGCAGTTTGAAATTTAAACACATTTGTTTCAGGACAGTTATTAATTAAACACACAAACCATCTGTGGTCTGGTTCAAATGTAATTACTTTTTCAAACATTGTACTGTAAAGTTTTGGATAAAGTCCTGCATTACCACCTGCTTGAATTATTAATTTTCTTTTGTTTTGTGGTAGCATTTTTATTATTTCATTTGGAAAATGAATAATGTTGGTAGAGCCGTCACTCCAAGCGGCCCTTTCATTTTTATGGAAAAATTCCCAAGTTAATATATCTTCTCTGGGCCATAACCATTCTCCTTGCATGTATGGTCCTGCTCTATATTCTAAATTATTTGCGTTTAAAAAGTCATTTGCTCTTTTAGTTGAATCTACTGGGTATATAAATTTATTTTTCATTTTGAATCTATTGTGTTAGTTCCTGCGTCCCAAATTTGTGTAACTGGTTCTATGTTGTCTTTGTGTTCTATTTTTTTAGCCGCAAACCAAAGTAAAACATCGTTTGTTGCCCACTTTCCTTTGTTTGCGTCTGCAACATTATTTATGGACCAACCTTTTTTATGACTTAGATATGAATCCAATAATTGAAATCCATTTTTTTTAATAAATGTTGTAATTGCAACAGGATCTGTAACGTGTATCCCGTGTCGCCAATAACCATGTACAGGACTTACACCTATGAAGTGTCCACCAACTTTTACTAATTTTAAAGCATTGCTCCAAGCCGTGTGGGCGTCCCAAATATGTTCTATTGTGCCAAGATTAAAAACGGTTTCAAATTTTTGATGTAATTCAGTCAAGTCACTTGTTAAATCTGCATAATCTCCGCCATCAGGGTCTATGGTTTTGTAATCATCTACTTTAAAATATTCTTTTGCACTTATTGTCATATTAGTTGCTTGGTTGCCTAGCATTAAGAATGGACTTTTATAATATGCTCGATATTTTTCGTAATTTTTTAAATGTTTGTTTATTATTGTCATATCCAATATTCCTGTACTAAAGGGTTATCTTTTTGTAAGTGAGGTTTTTTATTTTTGCCTGCGTATATAGTAAACGTGGGTGTTGTTAATGGATTTTCTTGTGCAATCATATGATGTTGCCAGTTTACAAACTGTCCAACTTCATCATCCATAAATTTCATATTTGTTAATGATGCCTGTGTGTATGCTTGGTCACCAATTAGGTTGCCTTTATGATATTTAGACATAATTGTCTGTGTATTACGTTTGAAATTTTCGTATATGAATGAATAGTCACCTTCCCAACTCATTATACTGCTGTTTGCATTTCCGCTTGTAGGTTTTACACTTTTAATCATATAAAAGTTTTTGTAATCTAGTTGATCTAAAATATATTCAAAATTATTGCAAATGATAATATCTAAATCCAAATAAAATACAGGACCATTAAATAGATTAGGTCTAAACAATTCTATTTTACTCCACCAACCTATCCAATCGTTTTTTAATGGAATGGTTTCAATAGGAAGACTTATATTAGATAGGCAATGAAACTTATGTGGCTTGGTGTAGTTTCTTGCAATCATATTCTTTAATTTTATAACGTAGTCATGTGAATATGTTGTTTTTTTACTTTTGTGATATACACAAACAAAATTAATCATTGTTTTCCCATTCGTTACAACTGTATACGGAGTTAGGATAATATCTAATGTTGTTATTAGAAATAAGATTTTGCAAATAAGATTTCATATCAAAGTTTTCTGTAATATCTTTTAATTCAATTGGTAGGTTTGTTATGTAGTAAGGAGGTTTGTGCCATGTCTCTCCGTTGGGTATTTTTTGTTTGTGTATTGTTGCTTCTATAATATCATTATGGGTATATTTTTTAAACTCTATACGTTCACCATCAGGTATACTAAATTCACTTAATCTAGTAATTGTTTCACCTTTTTTATAATGCACATTATTTGTTAAAAATATATCTTTGTAAGGAATGCATAAGCAAGGAATACAAGTGAAGCCTAATTCTTTCATTGCTTGAAGTCTGTTATTACCATCAACAACTATGTTAAGTTCTTTGTGTGTACCTACAGTAATAGGAGTGGAAAATATTTGTTCTTTTTTAATTTTAAATTTTAATTTTGCAACTTTATCTGTATTATAATCTTCGTAAATGCTTAAACTATCCATAGGAAGCATTTTTAAATTATTAATATGTTCTATGTCTTTTCTGTCGTCGTTTATAATTCTTTGTTTTATTTCAGTGCTTGATATACCTTCTGTTCTAGGAAAAAGCATCAATCTTATATTTTGTTCTTTGAGATAAAGTAAAGCATTTGTTCTGTCTCCACTGTGAACGTAATCATCTCCTTGCACAACTATATCAGGTTTTATTTTTGACCATAAATTTCTTTGATCAACATCGCTGTATTGTACAATTTCATCCACAAACGGTAATGCTTTTATTTGTTTTTCTCTTTCTACAAAGTTTAAAGTTGGATACTTGCCTTTAGACTTTTTAACAGATTCGTCATCTTGAACACCAACAATCAGATAATCGCCTTGTTGTTTTGCTCTTGTTAGTATGTTTATGTGACCCAAATGTAATGTGTCGAACACACCAGAAGTCATTACTTTAATCATTCTTTTTCCAGTAATCCTTCCATCTTTGTATTTCATGAGGCTTGTCGAAATCGTCTGTTTCGTCATCAATATTTGTCCAATTTGTTTCGCACAGGTACTGTGTACGTTTTACAGTTTTCCTTACGGGTGGAGAATTTAAATTCCATTTGCCAGTCTGGTATGCATACAAGTCCCATGACCAACATCGATTTATTTTCTTGTTCCAGTATGCTTCGCAAACTAATTTTAGCCAATGCCAAAACTGTGTATCAGACTTAAATGCCCAAAATTCACCATACTTTTTCAAGGCGTTTCCTCTTTTTCTTCCATAGTAATTTGTTGTTCCATTCAAAATAGTTTTTATTGCATTTTCTGAATAATACACGTCACCATATAACCAAATGTCTCCTTTAAGTTCTTCACATCCTAGTAGACAACCTAAATCATTGCCTTTCATTGTGTTTACAAATTCGTTGTATTGAGGATACATTCCTTTTTCTGCAACAGTGACCCATATGTCTGTTTGTCCATTTTCTTTTAAAATCCTTACAGTTCTATCAACTAACTTTTCACCTTGTATGACAATAGAGTGTCTATTAAAAGTTTTTGCTGTTCCACCAGCCATTATGATTATTCTCATACGTCAGTCCTTGTGTAACTGTTTTTACTTTTTTTACTCTTGTCTAACCAGTACTTGGGATTGATTCTACACAAACTGTATTTTGTTTTCGTAAGTGCAACCGACTGTGCATTTACATGAACATCTGCTGGCAACATACCTTTATTTTTTGTAAATGCAATTAAAGATTTTGCACCTTGTGGCTTTATTATATAAGCATGAAGTCCTTTAATGCATTCTTTGTCGTAGTATTGAAACGCATTCTTTGACGTCGATGCTATTTTTTTAGGTTGATGTGTAATTACATCATAATTTTCAAATTTTTCTAGATGGTCTTCGTAAACTGTAGATGTTCTACTGTATGCGTCTAGGTTGCATAGTTCGGAAAATTTGTCTACAATATCCTTAGGTATAGGACGCATGAACAATGCATCATGTTCCAATATCATTATGGGTTCATTTAATTCAATGCACTTCAACCAAAGTGAATAGTGTGAGCAAAAGCAACCTCTTACTCCTTTTGTATCTCTTGTAAATTTTAATTTTGGAAATGGTCGCAAACCAAATTTTTTGTATGTTGGTGCAACATCATCAAGTTGTACTGCGTCAAATTTTGCGATATTTAAATTGATTTTTTTGCCTGATGCAATACAATCTTCAGCCAACTCCTCCGAAAAGGACCTGCCTTTCATTGTTATTACAAATGCTTTATGATCATATTGTTGCATCTTCCATTCCCGCGACTCTTAACTTTGTAATATTAGTTATCTGCCATTGTTTTTGGTCGAGGGCTTTAGTGATACCAAGCCACTTGTTTCTTAGAAGTGCAAATTCATTAATAATTTTTTCATAGTCAACCACATCTGACTCACCGTCGACATATTTTTCAACATCTCTGCTAGACAATGCACGTTGATAGTTTTCTAAATATTTTTTAAAGTGTTTACTACGAAGTCTTCGTAATTCAATATTTAAATATTGAAGTATTGCTTCTATTTCTTGTAATTGATTAAATCTTTGTTCAACAATACCGGGCATAGAGGCACTATTTTTCTCTAAATTGCCTTTTATTCTACACTCAAACCTTGCTTGGTCTAATTCCTGTTCATAGTGTGCAACAGCATTAGGAATTTGACCAATGTCTCTGGCAACTTTTTGATACCAGCCACTCATTCTAATAATCCTCGTCTTGTTCGTCTAAATCTAGATAATAGTTTATTGCTTTATCTAAATCTTCATCTGAACCAAGGGCTTCTTTAAATGCATCGTCTTCAACTCCATAGTCAGCCATTATATCAAGATATTTTTCTGCTAACACGTCAATCTGTTTTTTATCAGCGTGTGCTTTAAAAAATTCCCACAGTTCTGTTAATAATCTTCCGTCGATCATTCAACAGTCTCCTCTTTAGTTTCTATAATTGTTTCTTCAGACAAGTTTGCAAAGTCAGTCATTACTTTATCAAGTAAATCTCCGCCACCTTCCCATACTTTTCGATATTCTTTTGTTTCTGTGCCTTTTGAATCAACATATTTCAGTCTGTTACCATCTTTAACTAAAAGACCTTTTTTCTCAAACAAATCAACAAGTCCTGAGTAAGGATTCATTCCAGTTTCATATGGAATTTTGACTTGTACGCCTTCAAAAGGTTTAGCATATCTAGTTTTCATAACTTTACAGCCTGCTCTGATACCACGCACTTCGCTGATTTTGTTACCTGCTTCATCTTCTTTTAGTTTTAATTTTTTCATTGCTACAACAATACTTGAAGCATATATAAATCCTTGTCCACCACTAATCTTGTCATCTGGATCAAACATATCCTGCGATGCATATGTGTGGTTAGTACATACAAGTCCTACATTGTGTGAACCAATCATGTTCACAGTATTACGTACAAGTGATGTAAGTGCCTTAGGTTTTCTACCCATGTCACCTTTCATATCACCTTTTTGAAACTGATCAACATCAGTTGGAGTCAACAACATACCCAACGAATCAATTACAAACAATACTTTTGGTCTGTCTTCTTCATTCATCGCTCTGTAGTCATCCATAAAAGTTGACACTGTTTTAGCAACGTCATCAATCATGCTCATATTAAGTTTTAATAATTTCTTTTCATCAGTGTCTACGTCTAATGCTTTCAACCAAGTTTCATCAAGTGCGTTCTCTGAATCAATCAACACAACAAATATGCCTTGTTCTTGTGCGTGTTTTACAATGTTACCTGCACAGATGTATGATTTACCTGCACCCGATTCTCCTGCAAACACAGTTACTTTTCCTAATGGAATACCTTTATTGAAATCACCACTCACCAAATAGTTCAGTGCGTAGTTACCTGTAGAGATCCAATCTGTTGGATCATTAAACCCTGAACTCATTCCTGTTATGGATTTTGTCAAAGTCTTTCTAAATTTACTAACGTCAAATGCCTTTACCATAATTTTTTACCTTTAAGTTGTGTGGGGAGTTGCCTCCCCACTGTATGCTTTTTATTTTCCTTGTCTTGCTCTGATCATCGCTAGGATGTCTTCTGCACTGTTGTTTGTATCCTGTGTAGCAGGTTTCTCTGCAGGTGTTTCTACCTTTGGAGCCTCTGTTGCCACTGGCTGAGCCGCTGGCGCTGGAGTTTCTGCTTTAGGAGTTACAGGGTCACCAGTTTTTGCTGATAAGCCTGCCGGTCTAAAGTATTGACCAAACTTTTCTTGGTCATACGGTTCACCGTCAACTGACGCTTGGAACATTTCTTGCATCACTTTAACTTCTACATCTGATGGTTTCTTTGGAAGAAAGTCAGATAAGTTAAACAAGTTAAATTGTGATACAGCATTGTTTTCTTCATCAGTCAATGCTCTAGATTTTCTAGACCAAGTTGATGTTGAATAGTCTGCATAACCACCTTTAGATGTTTTAATAATTCTAAAGTCCACACCGTTCAATTTATCAGTTGGAAGATCTTCCATATCTGGATCCATTAATGCACCTTTAATGATTTGGAAAATTTGCGGACCAATTATAAATCTTCTAACTGGATTCGCTGGACTCTCCTCTTCATTAAGAGGATC